TTTTATAAAAACTTTATAATTGATTTTTGCTTTTTTGATTTATTAATAAATAAAAATATTATTGATTTAGCAATCAATATAATCGGATATAATATATTAATATTATCAAAAATAGAAGTTAAAAATAAACATAATAAAATTAATAATAATTTTACAAAATTATTAAGTTATTTATCATTACAAAAAAAAAATAATAAAAAGGGGTTTATATTTAATAGTTTATATTATCAAATAGGAAGTTATCATATTAATTCGATTAATATAAATTTATATTCTTAAAATAGATAAGTATATAATATAAAATGAATACACCTAAAGCTAGTCAAAATTCATTATTCAATAGTCCTAATTCTAAAAATACACAATCACTACCAGGCAGTGAATCTGTAACAAATACAGTAAGTAGTATCAAAAATAGTGTTACAAAATCTATACAAGACATGGGTAGTAAACCAGAAACAATAATTGGTTTAATAGTTTTAATATTATTTGCGGGTATAGTAGCGTTATTAATGTATCGTTTTGTAACAAAAACTGTTTTTAATCAATCTAAACTTGTTATAAGTGAAACAAAAATGCCATTATTATGTAATAAAATAAATAAATTAAGTTTAGATTATGAATTAAAAAGCGGAAACGGTAAAAAAAGAACTTATACATTTTGGATTTATATAAAAGATATGGCGCACAAATATTACAAAAATGTATTATATATTGGTAATGAAAACACATTAAAAGGTAGATCTCCGCAAATTTTTATGGATAAACAAAAAAATAAATTATTTATAAGATTTAATAAAGATCAAAATCAAACAGGTGATGGTGAAACTTATCTTGATAGTTATAGTGAAATTGGTACTGCCGGATCTAGTATAGATGAAGAATTTGGAGAAACAACAACTTATACAGATGCATTTAAAAGATACATGAAACAAGGAGTATGTATTGAATACGTTCCTATACAAAGATGGGTTCATATTGGTATAGTTGTCAATGATTACGGAAATAATCAAGGTGGTAGTATAGCAACATATGTAGATGGAGATTTAGTAGGCTTAGCAAATCAAGGTGAAAAAATGAGAGGTTATGGTGATGTTTCAGAAGAACATAAATATGATATTAATAATTTAGAATTAGAAAAGAATGATGATTTAATTATTGGCGGTGAGCATAATACTGATACTACACCTGGTTTTGCAGGATTGTTATGTAAATTTACTATGTTTAATTATGACTTAAATGATAGAGATATACACAATGATTATAATGAAGGTCCTATTGATAACATAATGGCTAAATTAGGATTAGGTGCATATGGTGTACGTAGTCCAATATACAAAATACAGTAAATTTTTTTTTTTATATTATAATAAACTTTAAAAAAATCATATTATAATAGTAGAGTAATTACAATAACTATGATATCTACGTTAATTCAAGCAATTTTGGGAATATTTATAGTATTAATATTATTGTTAGTAGCTTATATGATATATAATTATGAAAGACTTAAAATAATAAAAACATCTAAAAATATAAAAAAGAAAATACCATTATTTTCTGGAATATATGAATATTCGGTACATGGAGAAGTAGAATATAACACATTTAAAAATAGTTCTAAAATGTATAGAGATTTAGCACCTTCTATAAATCAATCTGGTGGTGCAGAATATAGTTATAATTTTTGGTTAAATATTAATAAAAGTGATTTAATAAATTCCAATCCTAATGGTAATGACATAATATTATTTTTCAGAGGAAGTAAAATACAATTAAATTATGAAAATAATGCTAAAAATTGTAATCTTCTAAATAATAATAAATATATATTAGTAAAAAATCCTTTAATTAGAATGAATAGTGCAGGTGACTCTATAATTGTTGAATACAATACGTTAACAAATCCAGACGCATATCGTATTGATGGTGATGCATTAATTAAATGTGATGGATCTACGTGGGATGATAAAAATAAAGGTTTATTAGGCATTTATAATATGACATCGTCGGAATATAATAAAAAATGGTTTATGTTTACATTAGTAATGCGAGAAATAACACCTGAAAATGATATTTTAAATAAATATAAAACATCTTGTAAAATATATCTAAATGGCATTAACGTTTTAGATAGAGAAGTTGAAGCACCTTATAACGGCGATACAGATTATTCATTAGGTTCTGCTGCAATGAAACATAATAAAGCACCTCTTTATGTAAATCCAGGTAATTTAATATCAAGTGGGGATTCTCCACCAGAGATTTTTGGTGATGCTGAATTAAGCCCATTAAAAATGGCAGATTTAACCTATTTCAATTATGCTATTAATAATAATCAAATTAAAACATTATTTAATGCTGGTTTTAATAAAGAAACCTTCAAACCCTTAGAAGACCCTGGAGTTGTATTATATCCAATTGCGAATGTATCTTCAGGTACATCATATAATAATGTTAAACCTTATTAAATATTATATAAAATTAATTAAAAATATTCATATAAGTTAGTATTTATGAGTAGTATTTCTGGTCTTGCACAATTAGTTAATGAATCTATGGTCGACCAATACTTATCAACAATGGAAACAGAAAAACTTTTCGAAACTTATCAAAAAAGTAATAAACTGGGAAAAACATCAACAAGAATTGATTTTGAAACAGCACCAGCATTGCAATCAGGGAATTCTGAATTAGTTTTTATATCAAATAATTTAAAAGATGGCTCTGAAGATTTATTATCTAAAGTTTATTTTTGTTGCGAATTACCTGAAATATATTCTGATAGATCCACAAGATTTAAATGGATTAAAAATATTGGCATTTATTTAATTAAAGAAGTTGAATTTACATTTTCACAAAATTCAATACAAAAATTTACAGCAGATTGGTTAAATATATGGAATGAATTAACATGTACTGATGATAAAAGTTATCAAAATATATTAGGAAATAGTGAGGAAAATAATAATCCGACAGAATTTAGAAACAAAAAAATCGTAATTAGAAATAATAAATTTGAATATGCATATTATCCAGAATCATCACAAGATACCGATAAGCCATCTATAAAAAAAACAAAATTATGTATAAATATACCTTTTTGGTTTTCTACTGAATTAGGTAATGCTTTACCTATGATTTTTTTTCAAACAGTACCTATTCAAATTAGAATAAAATTAGAAGATCCAGAATTACTTTATACAATATATTCTGAAAAATTAGACCAAGATATTAGCCCATTACTATATAATGAATTAGAAGGCACATCATTAAACATTAATAGTTTTCTAAAAAATGATATTAAAGATATTAACAATATAAATATAAGAGGTTATATACAAAAAACAGGTTATGTTTTGGGAGAATATGAATTAAGTGAATTAGGACAAAAAGGTTTTATTGATTATATAATGAATGATATTATGGTAATAGAAAAAGATTTAGATTTAGGAAGTACAGATGACCCTGTAGAGCAAAGTATTGAAATGGATATTATTAATAAACCCATTAAAGAATTGGTATGGATAATACGAAGAGACGATATAATAACAAATTTTAATAATCATATTAACTATACGGCGTCATATAATACAAATAGTAAATATGATATATTAAATTATGCAACATATAGAATTGAAAATAGTATTGATATATTTAATGAATTAGAAACTAATTATTTAACAGTTATACAACCTAAAATACATCATACTAATTTACCTAGAATAGGTAACATATATTTATATTCATTTGCAAAAAATCCAGAAAGCAAAGATTCAACCGGTCATTTTAATCCAAGTAATGTTAATAATAAACTTAAAATAAAAGTTAATACATTTAGTGAAACTGATGAACAATTTAATATAAATATTAAACTTCGCAAAATAACGCAATGGCAAAATCAAGAAAAAGAAATAAATAATTATAAAATAAAAATATTTGCAAATTGTTATAATTTTGTAACAATATCAGCAAATCAGGCAAATAAAAAATTAAATTAATATAAATAATAATTAGAAGAGTAATTTAAAATGGATTTAACATTTTTAATAATATGTATTATACTAATTTATTTAATTTATTATTTAATCAATTGTATTCAATCTTTAAATAATGAATTAAAAGAAGTTAAAAATAAATGTGTTAATGTTAAGGAAGGAGAAGAGTTAACTGTAAGTACTGGTAATGTTAAAAATGAATTAGAGGAAAAGACATTAAATATTTTAGATTTACTTAAAAAAGTTTTTATAAGATAAATTTATTATTTTTTTTAAAATATATAATAAAATACATATTAGCAAAAAGGTAATTATATAAGATATAATATAAATAAACTGAAAAAAAAGTTTAGGGTCATTATCTGCATTTAATAAATAAACTAATTTAAACCAGAATGTTCTTATAAAAGAATATACTAACCAATTTTTAGAGTTTTCTGTTTCCTCAATTGTTTGAAAGCATAATGGTTTATAATAATAATATTTGTTAAAATTATTATAATTTTGAAACAAATCCCAGCAATTTATTTTTTTATAATTATATTTTAATATATTATTTCTTAATTGTTTTGTATATATTACAGAATGTGTATATATATTTAAAATACCTCTATAAATATATGCATTATAAGGCAAAAATATAAAAGGAATAGTACCTAAATAAAATGAAATTTTATTGTTTATATTTTTTTTTAAAAAGTTGTTAATAATTGTAATATCTTTCTTATCTATTTTATCAAATAAAAAATCATCTTCCAATACTAAAATATTATTATAATTATTTTTATTTGCATGATTAAAACATGTTATATTACAATCAACTAAATCTTTTGCAGTATTTGTAATATATTTATCTTTATTACATTTTCTCCATCCTTTATTAACTAGAATATGCACTGTTTTTGTAGGAATATATTTTTTAATTTGATTTTCAATATTTAACCTTCTTTTTTCGTTTCCATCTAAAAATATTACATAAGTCGCATCTATTGATTTATCAAATATACCACTTAAATAATTTGTAGTTTCGAAATTATAACATTTATTATCCATTTAATATAAGTATATATTTATTAAATTATAAAAAAAACAAATTATATATTTTCTTTAAACCAATTATAAATATCTATAACTGTTCTTGGACCTTTATACTCAGATATTTTCATACCATTTTTAGTTAATTGTATATGAGGGAATCCTCTTATATTATGTGTTTTACATAAATCATTATATTCCGGATTACTTGGACCAATTTCTATAGCAAATTTACCTAATTCTGGATGTGTTTCTATTTTTCCCCAAGTTGTTTTAAAATTAATACAGTGTCCACAACCATTCATAGTATATAATTCTAATTTAGGCTCACCGTCATTAAATTTTTCAATTTTGTTTTTAAAATGGTCTTTTTTGCCATGCGAATTATGTTTCGGTTTAGCTACAAAATGTTCTTTTTTCTTAAAACGCTCTTTATTGCAATTTGAAAAAGTTTCCAAAATATCTAAATCACGTGTTATATTATTAATTTTCGAATTATTCATAAAAAGTGGAATTGAAAAAACTAATAATAATACTAGTAAACCAATTAATATAATTGTTGTAGTATCATAATATAGATTTTTTACTGCCATTTA